CCTTGATGCCTTGAGTACCAGTTGAACCAGTTGCTCCAGTATCTCCTTTGATTCCTTGAATCCCTTGAGGCCCAGCAGCTCCAGTGTAACCAATCGGGCCTTGAGGCCCAACATCACCAGTGTCACCTTTTGGGCCAGCTGGCCCCATTGGGCCTGGGACACTGGAACCCCCACCACCTGTACCCATAACCCAATTATCGATTACAGTGTAGTCATCATGAAGTAATTGATAGATTCCGTTATTGGTTACAGTGATATCGCTATGAACAGATACCATCATTCCGACATAGGTGTATGGCAACCCATCATTAGCTGACCAAGTAGCGGGTAAAGTTAATTCTGCTTTGGTTGCTACTATGCATCTAGCATCAAGTGGTGCAGCAACTTGAGGCTCAAAGTTAGCAGAAAAACTAGCAATACCTTTTGATCTAGCCATTAAATGTTACCTCTATACTGTATAAAATTGAAGTTGTCTTGCACCAATACTGGCAGAGTTATGTCTGTATTGAATGTATGCAACCCCATTTATAGTTATATTTGATGTAGTGAAAACAGTTAAGCTATTAGCTTTTGAACCACCGATCCATTCCCAAGCACTGGATACTGTGTTGTAAAATTTTATTCCTACAATAGGTGAGAACACTGAAGGAAACTTAGCTGTTTGTTTTGCCCCACCAGACTCAGCAACCATACTAACTGAGTAATAACTAGCATTATGCAAAGCTAGTGGTTGTTTGGTATCAACTGCAATATCAACAGTTGTTCCATAGAAAGGATAAACACCTGTTATCGTTTGATTTGTGGTTGAAGTTACACCAGCTGGGAGAGTGGTATTGTAATTGTTACCCTTGCTGGAAAGTGGTTGACCACCAGCATCGTAGGAAACTCTACCAGACCAATTCTGAGCACCCGCAAGAACGGTATAGGAGTTGACCACGTTTGAGTTGGAAAGATTGATTGTAGAAGCACTGGTTAACCCTGAGCCTGTATATACATATGTGTTAGGAAGCCCAGATCTAAATCCACTGGTTCCATATGCTGGTGAGATCGAACCCCTGTTAAAGGACGAGCTGAAATTCAAGGTTAGAACTGCCCCGATTTCTTGTAGCCCAGCCTGAGTCAACACAAATGTACTTGTAGGATTTGTTAATGTAGGGAATAGCTCTGGGTACAACAAAGCATCAAACATCTGAGTCATTGATTTGTTGTTAAAGGTAGATCCAGCCGCAATACCACCAACAGTGATAACTGAAGGAGTTGCATTGGTGTATGATTCAGTTGCCCCACCAGAGATAACAGTTTTGTAAGTTCCATCATCTGCTAGGTATTTGGTGCCATCCCCATTGGTAAGTAGATCAACAGGGAAGTTTGTGACATCAAGGTAGTCAACACTATTGGCAACCCCTGCAACATCAGCATATGGCACATTGGGAGTGTCAGTTTTAAACCAACATTCATCAAGCCATAGCACATAATCTTCATGAGTTATCTTATAGCCAGTAACGAATTTAGTTTTGAAATGTTCTCTAATTCCCATTTTATACCTTACAATTGAATTGAATTTGTATAACGTATTTATTTATGGTAAGGTATAATGTTGGATTTATAAGACCAAATATTTATACCTAACGGTGACTAATACACTTGTGTCAAAGTTGTCTACAAATGTAATTTTATTGTTATTTATGGTATAATTTACCCCAGGTGCCAAGACCAACCCTTCCTTGGTAACCAGCTCAGTTTTAGAGATTGGAGTCTGTAACAGGGTATAGATCCCAACATTAGGGATTGAATAGAAAACTTCAATCTCTGGGAGTTCTGGCTTGTTGCCATTGATCTGGTTAGGATCTAATATGGTAATGTTAAAATTCATTAGTAAACCAATGTAGGAATAGCATTGTAAGCAATACCCTCATGAACATCTTGTGTCTCATCAGTAGTATAGCGAACAGTTACTAACCAATCCTTGAGTGTGTTGAACTTAGGATCTAAAGTCACAACTCTACCCACGATATAGTAGTCAATACCAATAGTTAGAAGTAATCCATTTAAAGATACACATTCAGAGTATTGTATGATATTGTATTGTGTTATAAATTCTAAATGCCCATCATATGGCACTCGGAATGAATCAGTTTTATAATAGGTAGCAGCAACAGGGTCAGGGTTAGTTCCAGTACCATTCCCTAGAGCTTTAACAAACCAAGTATCCCCAACAGCGGTGATATCAAAAGTTCCCTCATCAAATACCATTCCTTTAACGTCACTATTGGAATGATCCCCAAACTGGAAGTTGATTGGTGCAGCTCCACCCCCACCACCAACCATCTCAGGGCTAACTCGTCCAACCATTTGTTTTAGGTTGATCCACTCACCCCAAGTATCATTAGCACCTTTGAATCTTAGTTGCCCTTTGGCATATTCGTACTCAGGGGTATCCCCCTTGTCGCCTTTTTCTCCTTGGTTACCCTTTTCGCCTTGATCACCTTTTAGTCCAGTGTCGCCCTTGTCACCTTTAAGCCCTTGTAGTCCTCTTGGCCCCATCTCTCCAATGTCGCCCTTGTCTCCATCTTTTCCAGCGTCACCTTTGTCGCCTTTAATTGATTCTCCATCTTTTCCAGCGTAACCTTGATACCCTCTTTCACCTTGGTCACCCTTTGCACCATCTCGTCCTGTATCGCCTTTTTCACCTTTAATTGATATTCCATCTCGTCCAGATTCACCTTGGTCACCTTTAATTCCTTGAATGCCTTGAGCACCTGTTGCCCCAGTATCCCCTTTAACCCCTTGGATTCCTTGTGGGCCTTGGATACCACGGTTACCTTGTTCGCCTTTGTCACCTTTGATGCCTTGAAGCCCTTGGATGCCCTGCATTCCTGTTGGGCCTTGAATCCCTTGCTTTCCTTGCTCACCAGTGGCTCCAGTTGCCCCTGTGTCACCTTTTGGCCCATGAATGCTGAGTCCACTATCACCTTTAGGCCCAACTGCTCCATCAGCCCCATGAGGCCCAGCAATACCATCTTTCCCATCTTTCCCATCTTTGCCTTGCTTACCTTCTCTAACGATAATAGGCATAACATCAGAGTCATCGAAGATATCTTCTTCCTTCTCTGCCCTGATGATCATGGTAAAGTCAGAAAGATCTTGTTCCATCAATCTTTCTTCATTAATATTCTTTAGTAAAGTTAGGGTTGGTCGTTCTGGCCTAGCGGATATTAGTTCATTCTTACGAATGATAGTAGTAAACCCTTCAAGAGGTTGATCAACAACCTCTTGCTTGGTTTCCATTACCATATCTTTGAATGACTTAAGATTCATCATGAGTTCTCTTTACTTAGGAAGTTTCTTCAGTTTGCCATTTTCAAAAAGTAGCTTGTCCTTACCATTGGTGATAATGTCTCCCTCAACCAATGACTCAAGGATCTCTTTTGGAAGCCCAGCCTCACGTGCCTTTTGCTTGAATCGGTTAGTAGGCTTTGGTGTCTCTTCTGGTGCTGCTGGCGTTTGCCCAGCTGGTGCTGGAGTTGGTTGCATGTTTGGTTGAGCTGCCCCACCAACTTCAGTGTACCCAGGCACTTGATCCCCACCACCCATTGAAGGATCTCCACCACCTGTAGGCTCATTGCCCAATGCATCAGGTTGTGTTCCCCCACCATTGGCAGCACGTTGTTCAGCAATCTCAGCAATCTCTTCGTCAGATAGGCGAAGAATGTTTTTCTGAATGTACTCAGGTGAAAGAATCCCAGCGTCAATCAATCCCATTGCATTGTTTGCTGAGTTGACTTTTACATCAGTTGTCTGTAGCTTCTTCATCATGGAAATTTCATTAGAAGATGCATAAACAAACTTGATTTTCTCTTGAATCTTTTTCCAATCGTCAAGGGATAGAACTTGTCTTGAGATTAGATCCTTCTTAAGTAAGTCAACAAAGAGATTGTTGAAACGTCTTCTCAGCTTTTGGATATATTTGAAAAACTTCATTTCGTCTTTCTCAATATCGATAGCTGGATTGATCGTCACACGGCTTTCTTTTGAACGTCTGGTGTTAGGGACATTCAATGCTGTGTATACTTTATTCAAGAAGTAATCAACGTCATCAAATGCTGTGAAGTTTGTTGAGGTTCCCTGTAGGGTTTCAACTTTGGTACCCTTGGCATTAGCATTGGTTGCAAACCAAAAGTCTTCCAGTACTGAGATAGATTTCGATGAGTTATCAAGGGTACCTGATTCAGTGTTGTACACTTTCTTCTGGCGATACTTGTTGATCAACCCCTTCATATACTCTTCAGCTTTTTGCTTTGGTAAGTTACCAGTATCTACATAGAAAGCTCTCTTCTCAGGGCTTTTGGTAATCCTGTAGATGATCAGGCAGTCCTCAAGCAAGTAAAGCTGGTTGATAGCTTTCATAGCCTTTTGGATTGGGCTATAGAACAATCGTTTGTCAGGGGATAAGATACCAGAAGTGATCTGGGTAATCTGCTCGTCATAATATGTTATCTCAGCGTTTTCAAGATCCTTCAATGGATTGTAAGTTTGGTTCTTGTTAATGTACCAACGGATTGAAGAATCCTGCTCATTCTTAAACTTCATAATATCGAAAGGTGGTAACAGGATAAGCTTCTGTAGACCCTCTTTCATTTTCCTATTGTTGTAAACACATTCAAAACTCAATGAAGAATCGATGTACCATTGTTTGAATAGTTCCTCACCCTTTTCATTAAAATCTAGTAGGTAAAGAATCTTGTCAAAGGATTCTCTAATCTTGGATTTGATGTTCTCAGTTAACTCAATCTCATCAAGGTTCAATGAAATGGCTTCGTCAAGCTCGTCAAACACGATAGCCTCAGAAGTGATTTCACTCAGGGCTTCATCAACTTCTGGGAGCATAGAAGCTTCACGCCACTTGCGGATCATGTCATTGTTGTTGACAGTGCTTTGAGCACTATTTCCACCTAGGGCATACGAGTTTGAATACAATGAGAAAGGATCGTAAGTGATATGTGGTGACTCAAGATCGATCTCTTTTGCTATCTGTGTGAAATTCTTATGTTTATCCTGAAAGGATTCCCGATCTGAGTAAAAAGTTCGGTTCAGTTCTTCCCAAAGATTTGATATACCTTCTAATAGATTCATAGTGATTCCTTTAGATTAGTTTACTTATATTTATGGCTACCAAGAACCCTTGACAATGTGACGAGTAGGGTTAGCGGTTGAGCGTTGCATGTACTTGGCTTTGTAAAGTGAATGAGCCAACGTGATAGTTTCCCAGTGATCCTGATCGACAATCCTAACATTGGTGCAATGGGCGATATAATACTTCCTGACAGCTTGAAGGGCAAAGTGTAGCGGTGGTTGGTACTTGATAGTTCTATACCAAAGATGGAACATACTCTCATTGATACATTTGTTCCTCATTTCAATTATAACTTGTACAAACTTGGCCCTGAGCGGCCCAGGTATCCAATGTAAATTGACCCCCAAAACCACAGACCCACGTATTTCCAATGGGATCATTAATGGGTACATGTCATATATGTGGATCTTCCCTAATCCAACAGGGGTATATCTATAATAAAAAACATTATTATATGAGAACATTATTTATCCTTTATCCAAAATTGTTTCTAATATTGCCAACCCTTCTTCTCTAGGGATTGGTAACCATCTTCTCTTGTCGATGATTGCAATAGCTTCACATGGGGAAAGCCCACCTCGTCTAGCGAGTTCTTGTAAAGACTGCCCATGATTTATCTCTGCTTGCTTTTCATTCAATAGGCTGAATGGAATTTTTCTTTCCCATTTTTCACCAATACTTAGCATAACTGGCATTTCATTCATTGGTTATCCTTTTGAGGAAAGGAGTTCTACCTTTAACCCATCCATTTTCTAAATATATATCAACATCATTAGATTTAACCAATGCACTTGTATCATTAAAATTCATCCATATTCTACCTAACATAGATTCTTTTTGTTTTTGTATTTGTTCTTGTGTCTTTCCTTTACTATTCATCTTATCAACCATTTCTCTTTGTTTTTCTGGATCTCTTTTTTTAGCAGCAGCCGAATAATTCTTTTTATGTTCTTCTGTTTTTTTGATTCCTTTACTAGCTTTTGAAATTTTTTGTTTTGCTTCGTCTGTATGTTTCCATCCTGTTTGATCAGGCCCAGCATCACCACCAACTCTTACGTTGTAAACATCCTTCCTTTTTATAAAATCCTCATTAACCAATTCTTTTTCTTTTTCATAAGCTTCATCAGAAGAATCGCATATGAACAGTACTTCTTTTGTAAAATTGTGTTTGCCATACTTTTTCATTGCAGATTTTATTAATTTACTTGAACTCATATAACGGTCATTTATATCTTTTGTTGAATGTTTCCCAATATAAATTTTCCCATTAACCAAATTCATAATTTGATATACAATATGATACATATAATTTCTCCTTTATATGTATTTATGTAATAGTCTTTTTCAGTAACGACACATCATTTTAAGAAAAAAGGTGCGTCTTTTTCAGTAATTATTACAAAGTCTATATTCTGCCCTAATGCTTTTTTCTCTTCTATGATCTTCCTAGTTGTTGACCATTTGGCTTGGTTAACAAAGTAAGTTCTTAACTGGTACATGTAGTTAGAAGTTTTTCGTTTAGGTTCTTTTGGCGGTTGAGTCTGGGCAAATGGTTTCACCTCAACCCATAACTCTTTGAGCTGCCCATTAGGAGTCCTAGCGGTGAAAGTAAAGTCCATGAAGTATCTATGGTATTGACTATCGATAGGGCTGAGATATCGTATAATGGTTGATTCACTTTTCCATGATATGATATTAGGATTAGTATCTAAGTACTTGAAAACAAAAGATATTTCCCAACCAGATCTAAGTGTTAAAGGACGAGTCCCTGTATATTTCTCAGGGTTCTTTAACATAGGGTAGGCATCAGTTATTTGGGCAAATTTACTTTCTTTCATTGATAACGTCTTTCAATTGGGAATCCACATGTTTGATATGTGTTTTGATCCAATGGGCAATGAAGTCCACAACTTCCTGTAAGAAATTGGTTTGCCCTTCGATAGTAATTTTTCCAATAAATTCCCTAATTTTTTTTCTAAATATTTCATGTTGGGCTTGGTGTTCTACAATGTATTCATACTTTTTAACCATCATGAAAACTTCTTCATAATCAAAATGATCATAGGTGTAGTCAATCAATTCCCTGAGAATATCCACCAATTCCTCTAGGGTATATTTCCTTTGAGAAATCTCATGAGCGTGATTTAGTAGATGTACTAGGTATTTGTGTTGGGAGTCCAACGCTCTAACACCTAGTTCTAAATCTTTAGACCACTTGAAATAAGGTTCCATTAAAAATATCCTATTCAAATAAGTAGTAAGAATATCCTAATCCGATAGTGAAAGTGATTTGTTCTTCTTCAGTTGACCCTGAGTTCAATTGAATGCCGCTAATGTTCTTGAAGAAACAGTTGTAGAAGTTAATTTTGTGTTGTACATTATTCTTATTTGTGGTAAGAAATAATGTTGAATCAAAAATTGGGTATGTCACATCAATCTCAGCAGTCTCAGGATTAGACGACTTCATAATGTAGTTATAGATTTCTTTGAACGCTGAAAACTTCTCGTCACAAAGGATTGTTACATTCAAATCTTCATATGTTAGGGAATCCCCATTTCTAAGATCCCTAACTACAGGTCTACCGATTGTCAACTCACCCAATGTTAGTCCAGGGATATTGACTTCAGTTGTCATTAACTCCAGAGCTTGGGAGTCTTTGAACTGCATCAAAAAGTTACTGACTTTAAAAAGGTTCATAAGAGACATTTTAGTTCCTTTAGTATACATTCATGAGAGTCTTTGTAGATTAGTTTTATTCCCCTAGAGGCACAATCTTCGACTACATCTGGCTCATGATCTGAGGTGTATAAGATGTAGTTAACGTCAATCCCTGCTACCAATAGTCGATCAATAACTTCTATCCCATCCATGTCAAACATCATGTAGTCAGTAATGACTAGATCAACCCCAAGGGTAGGGATCTCTTTAACAGCTTCTAATGGGTTATGGAAAGTAAATACAAGATGCCCTTCCCCTTCTAACATTTCCTTGAGATAGAAAATGATGGATGGGCTATCATCAATTGCTGCGATTGTTTTGCTCATTTTCTTCTCTCTCCCTTCTATACACACAATCTTCACACTTGATGAATCGAATTCCCTTGACAATTTGATCTTTCCTATCAGTTGGAAGTCTATATCTCACAACATAAGAGTTAATAAAATGCAATGTCAAAAGTGGGATTGCCCAAATTCCCATTGCAGTAAAGATCGTGGC